CGGTCTTCACCGGCCCAAACCTCGAAATGCTCGCGATTGGCCACGGCTAGGCCTTGGCCTTCTCATCGTCGCCTTTGCTGCGCGGCGCCTTCTCGCCCGGAAGGGCTTCCTCGAGCTTCCACCCCTTCGGCACATCGCCCCAGCAGTCGAAGCGGGCACGCCCCCTGCCGCCGATCTCGACGGCCCAGCGTGGCCAGGGCTTGCGGGGCTGTTCCTGAATGCTCATGCGGCTTTCCTTTCGGTCATCAGCGCCTCGGCCCGTGCCTTGGCGCGCAGGTATTCGGGAGTTGGCGGCGTGTCGGCGTCGCCTTGCCGACGTTCCATTGCATCAGCGTCCGCCATGAACTCGGGGCTCAGCTTGTTCAGATGCCGGGCGAACTCATGGATATCCAAGGTGGTCGGCCAGCCCAGAGCCTCACGGATGCGCAGCGCATCGGATATGCGCTCATCGATCCGGGACAAATAGAACTCAGCCCAAAAGCGATTGTCCCGCATGCGCTGGGTGCGCGCCGGGCGGTCCTCCAGCCATGCATCGACATGCAGCCAAGCGCCTTCGTGGGCGAGCATCCACGTCTGCAGGAGCCACATATCGTCCCACCAGAAGGGGAAGTAATCGGTGAAGATCCGGCCGGCAGCGGCGCGCCACTTCTCCGAGACGATTGCATAGGTAGCGGGCCGCTTCTCGTCGGTCTTCCACCACCACACGCCATCGGGCTTGGCCTGCCAGGCGTCCGCGATCCTGTCGTCCCAATCCTTGGTGCGGACCAGCACGTCATCGCACAGAGAGCAGTAGACATCCGCCGGCAGGTCGAGCGCCATCTGATTGACCATCGCGCCCAGCGATCCCGTACGCTCGAAACAATGGGCCGTCACCGGCCCTCCAACGGGACTGCCAAGGCGCAGCATCTCGCATACGCCGATCGTCGCGGGATCGTCCGAGTCACAGCCGACGATGTACGTGACATCGTGTCGGCCGCTCTCGGCTTCTTGGAGAGTGCGAATCGTGGCCAGCAACTGGAAGCGCCGGCCACGACTCGGGATGATTACCGTGATCTTCACGGGATCAGGTGGACCAGTAGCCCGCCGTCACGCCCATGGCTCGGAGGCCATTGACGAGGGTGATGATCGCCGTCGCCTGCGCCGACGTGAAGCCGTAGCAGGACGCGGAAACCGAACTGTTGATCACCGCCGTGGTGGCCACCGCCGCATAGGCAGAGGCCGCCGGCTGGACAACCGGAGTGACACCCCAGAAGCCCACCTTGTCGGTGGCGGACTGGCCGACATGCGCGCCGTCGGAGCGGCCGTCGGTCAATTCCTTGATGTTGCTAGGCATTGATCATTCCTCCGATCAGGTGCCGCTCAGGCGGGTTGCGAGGTGCGGCTGCTGCGCGAGCACGCCGTAGAGGATGTCGAAGCGCCACAGCGCGTCGTCATTGGTGATGTCGTAGCCCTCGATGAGGCGCATCGAGATGCCCTTGTAGGTCTGCACCGAGACCTTCACGGCGCCCGGCGGCTTGAACAGCGGCGGAACTGCCAGGGTGATCGCGTCCGGGTGGAACACGAGGTTCTGGCGGTAGCTGGTCGAGGCCGTGCCCTTGACCGTGATGGCGGCCGAATCGGCCGGCACCGAGTCGCAGGTCTTGTAGGGACCCGAGGTGATGATCGCCGGGCTGATCGAGACCGCGGCGTTGCCCGAGCCGTCGGCCGTCACGTCGGCCAGCACAACGAACTGGCGCAGGAAATCCAGCGCGTCGCCCGTCACCGCGTTGACCGCGTAGACGTTGGCAATCGTGAACACGTCGCCCTTCTTCAAGGTGCCGGTCGTGTTGGTCATGCCCTTGATGTTCAGGGTCTGCGACAGGTAGGTCGTGCTCTTCGCCGAGGCGTAGGTCACGTTCTGATTGGCGCCGTTCACCTGCTCCGAGCCAGACTTCGCGCCCACGGTGTGGGCCTTGATGTTCTGGGTCATGTAGGTGTCGCAGTTGGCGTAGCGGCCGAGGTTCGAGCGCTGCAGGGCGCTCTTGACCGGCGCGTCACCCGACAGGGCGGTGATCGAGCCAACCGTGCCCCAGTAGTCCGCCGGGCTCAGCAAGGCCGCCCAGTCCTTGGAGCGGGGCACCGACAGCTCATCCAGGCGCTGCGGCGCCAGGGCGAAGTCGGTGTAGCTGTTGACCGTCTGGCCCGGCGTGCCAACCCAGTTCGGGCAGGCCTGATACAACTCGGTATGCGCCGCGATGTCGATCGCGTTCGCGAGCTGGATGGCCTGCGGCTTCAGGTAGCGATCACCGAAGTTCTTGATGCTCAGGGTCATATCGACCGTGGACATATCGAGATCGGCGCCGATCTGGGTCGCCACCGTCATGGTGGTGTTGCCCTCTTCGGTGTCCTGCACCACCTGCGTCTTGCCGGTGCGGACCTTGCCCTTGATCGGGCGGGCGATGCGGATCGTGCTGCCCGGCTTCTGCGGGCCACCGAACTCCTGCTCATAGTCACGGTTGGTGAGGCCAACCATGACCAGTTCGTTCTCGAGCTGAAACAGCATCTCTTTCAAGATGATGTCGCTCGTCAGGATGGAATTGCTCATTGCCTATAGCCTCGTGCGGCTAGGCGCTCCGTCTCCACTTGGCGTAGTCGTCCATTGTTCCTTTGCCTGGATCGAATACGGCCTGGGAGCTGCCCCCGACTTTCGTCAGCGGGGCCGGCGCCTCGGTGGTCTTTTTGGCGGGCTTGGCGCTCAACCGAGCGTCTTGCTTCGCCAATGCTGCACTAGCCTTCACGGGGTCGAGACCAGCGATGCGCTCAGCTTCGTCGGGGTTGTCGGCCAACCAGACGACCAATGCCGCCTTGTTGTCCGCTTCCTCCGTCAGGTAGTGGCTCACGACCGGGCTGGTCGGGACTTCGCCGGTTCGGATCAGCTCTTGAGCCTCCCCGAAGCCGTTAATGCCCTTGTCCTTGGCTTCCTTCGCGGCCGATGACCAGAAGGAACGCCCGACTCGGGCCGCCTCCTGCTCTCGCATCTCCGCGCGAAGCCTCTCAACCTCGGTTGGCTCACTCCTTGCTGGTTCGGCGCCCTCTTGGGCGGGAGCCCTTGAAGCCTGCAGTTGTCCCTGCAGGTTGCCGACCATGCGCTGAAGCTCGTTGATCTGTCGTCGTTGGCTAGCGAACGCTCTCGCCTGGTTGCGGCTCTGTCGCTTCGCCTCGTCTTCCGAGCTAGGCGTGTCCGCATCATGCGCGGTGGTGTCCACCGAGGCAGGAGCCGAACCCTGCGGGTCGCCAGTCGTAACCGGCGCGGCTGTATCGGACGCTACAGGATTTGTAGTGCCGGTGTCAATTCCTGTTCCGCTCACGCGGGTGCTCCTTGTGACTGGTCGATCGGTTCGAGGTCCACCATTTCGCCGCCGCTCATGTCGGGGCCATTCGGCATCGGCGGCGCGGCTGGAATCGGCTGGCCGGGCGGCATGGCATCAGGCGGCGGCATTGGCGGCTGCTGGGGCTGCGGCGGGCCGCCCTGCCCCTGCGCAAGGCTCTGCACGAGCTGCGTCAGGCCCTGAAGCTGGACGCCAAGCGCCGACATCTGCGCGGCGAGTTGGTCCGCCTCGAGCAACGTCTTGGCCGTCTGCGCGTGCTTGAGGTCGGCCGAGGCGGCCTTGTCCAGCGCGCTCGCCATCTTCTCGGGGTCCGGCGGTGGCGGCGTCGGTGGCCCGTCCTCCTTGATGTTCGGCGGGATCGTGCGCTCGAGGCGCTTGGCAATCTCCTCCGCACCGGGGAAGTCGAGGTTCTTGACGATGATATCGCCGGCCACGGCCATGAGGTTCGGCGCCGAGCGGACAAGCTCGGTGACGCTCTGGGCGGCTTCCTGCCGACGGGTGGCGAAGCTCGGGCCAGTCTGGACCGTCACGTCGTATTCACCGATCGACAGGTCATTCAGGGTCTTGGTGATCGCCGCGCCCGTCTCCGGGTCGATCGCCTGCACCTCCTGATTGACCGTCACCATCTCGTGGTCGATGCCATCCTCCTTGAGGACGCGCACTACGCGCTCGGTGTCGTAGATCTTGGGGATCAGGTCGAGCAGGATCAGCCCGACGCGACGAAGCGCCGTGGCAAGGTTGTCGATGTAGAGATACGTTCCGGTGTCACCCTCGCGCTGGCGAGCCAGGATCGCCCGACCGCTGGTCTCGTTGCTCTGAGCGCCGAGGGAAGCGTCATAAATGCCGGTGATGTCCTTGATGTGCTGCGAGGACTGCACAACAAGCTCAGAGAGGCCGGGATTGGGAGGAATTGGGTCGGCCCGTTTGGGCGGTCCGGGCGCATTGGGATCGGACTTGTAGAGCGCATATGCAGCGTTGCTCGATCCGAGAGTCGCGTAATCATCCTCGTATCCGGAGGCCTGCGTCGCCGATATCCAAAATGGGTTCTTCGGCGCCTTTGCGGCCTGCTCGACCTGAGCCGTTACGGCGTAGTTGAGCACCTGCTGAGGCCCGATGGTGTCGTGCACCATGCCAGAGCGCACCGTGCGGCCGTCCAATCGCACTTCCTCGCCCACCACGGGCACCAGCGGAATCCATTTGCCCGCCCAGCGCTGCGGGTCGCGCAGGATCTCCTTGCCCGACATGATGCACTGCCAGATTTCTTCGGTCTGGACCTTGCGGGTTTGTTTGGGCTGCTCGGGCGCCTGCAGCTTGTCGGTTACATCGCCGTTCGCGAGCAGGTACAGCGTCTTGGAGACGCGCTTGCGGTAGAAGTATTCCGCGACCTTGATGGTCTTCTCGGTCTTCCACACCATGCCGCCTGACGGCGAGGAGGGGAACGGATCGAGCGAAGCGTTCGGGTACGCCTTCTTGAAGGCCTCGATAGCCATGTCATCGAGGACGAACATGGCCTCGGCGTCGGACTTGTCGGGCTCCTGGGCCGACGGATCGCACAGCACCGCAAGCGGGTCGGTCAGGCGCCGAATGCGGATGTCCTGCTCGAAGCCGTCATCTGAGCTGTATTCGGTATCGACGCGAATCCAGCCGATGGACGACTGGCAGGCGTTCTCCACGGCCTTCACATAGGCGGCCTTGGCGTTGCTCTGCTGGTCGATGTTGCGATAGAGGCCGTTCAGGATGTCCGCCACTTCCTGGCTGGCGCCATCCTTGGCCGGCATGAACTTGGGAACCGGCGTGTCCTTGCGCACGTCGCCCGTGACCTGGCGGACGAAAGCCTTCTGCCGGTTGATCACGATGACCGGGCGGTTTTCCTTCTCGCGGGCCACCTTGTCGGCGTCGGGCCACTGCTCGCCGGCATAGAAGCGCTGGGCCTCGCGGGCTTTCTCCCAATTCTCCCGCTCGGCGGCGTAGTAGTCGGAGGCGCGGCGCAAGGCCTCGGCGTGCAGATCCTCGTCGCCGCCTGGGTTATTGCGTTCGTCGTCGGTGGATTCGGAGATGGCCATCAGCGCCACCGCTTCATGTAGCGCTCGGCCGCCCACACCGAGCGCAGCGCGAGGTGTGAGACGTCATTGCCGCCCATGAGTGCCCAGACGCGGCCCTCAGCGATGGCTCGCAGGATCGCGGCCTTGTAGGCGGCTTCGGCCTGTTCGCTTCTCATGCGCGCTCAAACCTCCGGCACCAGTAGTCGGGATCGATCAGGCCCATCACGATCTCGCAGCGGTTCGGCGCCTCGAAGTGGGCGCAGTTCTTGCAGCGGGTCGTGCCCATGCCAGGCGAGTAGTTGACGCTGGTCTTGGAGACCTTCGAGACGAGCGCGTTCCTCATGCGGCCATCCATCCGCCCTGGCGGCGCACCTTGGGTTTTTCGACCTTCGTCTCCGGCTCCTCGTAGACCACGCAGCCAAGGCCGAAGCTGTCGGCGCCGTGGCTTGCCCAATCGTGGTCAGGGCCAAGGCCGATGTTGCGCGCCTCGTCGCGCTTCTCGTGGTACCAGCCGAGGGCGTCCAGGCCGGGCTTGGTCGTGGCCTCGTTGAACCACATGGACGGGAACAGCCGGCGGCCGGCCTCGATGCGGGCTGCGGCAGCGCCCTTGCCCTGGTTGGGAACGACCGTGACCTCGTAGCCCGCGCCCTGCAACGCGCTCTCGTAGGAGACGCTATGCACACGGTCGTGCGTGGCGCCGTCGTGCGGCAGCCAGAATTGGGCGCGCTGAGGCGTATAACCCTGCGAGCGGCACCACTCCAGATGCGCGGCAAGGGGCTGCCCTACAGCCTCGTAGTAATTCAGCACGCGGATTTCGCGGGCAATGAACTGCATGGCCCAGATCGTGAAGGCGTCCGCTCGAGCGCCCGTGCCGCCGATGTCCACGAAAAGGCGGATGGTCATCAGCGGGTCGGCCGCCACCCTGCCAATGCGGCCCTGTGCCCGCGCCTCAGCGAGGCTCTTGGCGTAGTAAGCGCCCGCCAGAACCGTGGCGTAGTCACCTTCCCAGATATGGGCGTACTGGTCCGGGTTGTCCCGCAGGCAGTCCTGGCGCTCCTGCTCGAGCACCGAGGGAAACCACGGATTGTCGGACCAATTCGCCTTCACGACGACGGCGCCCGTCGGCAAGGTCTCGCCGCGGAGCATGGAGTCCACCGGATCGGTCTTGCGGCGCGGATTCCACGAGAACCAGATTTCCGAGCCCTCGGCGCGGATGGTCGGGCGCAGCAACGAGAGCGATCGGGCGCTCAG